ACTTTCAGTGCTGGGCTTAACTTGTAGCCTTACACCATTGTCAACAAAAGTAGTACTAGTCTGACTGCGTTTAGCGTCTGCTTCATTGTCCTTGGCAATACTCTTAGTAATGTAATTTAAGCCATAACCAATTAGCGCACTTCTTGCAAGAGCGCTGCCTGTTCCACTGCCACCAAATATGCTATTGACAACTCCAAGTAGTCCACTAAGAAAGCTCATTTAGGTACTCCAAAGTTAAAGGATAAATCAGCTAAATTAGGAACACGTTCAAAGCTCAAGTCAGCTGGGAAGTATTTCTTCTCGTTGTCAGGATTAGTTCTGCGACCGCTGTATTTGTTGTTGAGTACATCAATTGTTGTTGAGCACTCTAATGCAATAGTGTTTGTTGCTGTACGCCCGTCAATGTCGTAATCTTCTTGTAAACTGTAGTTGTTAACAAAGCCTCTAAAGCGTCCTTGCACTGTACCAATAAGCGTATTAGTATTGTCAAAGAAACCTCTGTAGATTCTAACTGGGCTTCCTTTGATCCTACTGTGTATAATTTCAGCAAGATTTGTATTAGGAATGCCACTAAGGCTAATACTAACTGTGTCACTACTGTTTCTTATTTGACTGCGACTTGCTGTAATGTTTAATAAGTCGCCTACGTTTTGGTACAGTTCGCTACTAATAGTATAATCTGCAAAGTGATCAGTAAAGGTTAAAACTTCTGGGGCGTATGTCCCTGTACTAGTTGTTCTGTATTGGTCTACTTGTATTCTAACAAACAAACTTGTATGGACACTTGTATATCCTGTTAAGTTGATCATTATACTACCTCAACAAAGCGGAATGCACCACTCCAACTTACTTGATCACGACTGAATATAGTCCACTGTGGAAAGTCAACACAAATAACTTGGTATGTGTCATCCGTACCTGGATCAATGTTGCCATAGAACCAGGGGAACTTAGAATACTTAATTATAATAGTGCTACTAGTAAATCTGTCTAATGCTTCAGCGCTGGCTATGTCTGTATAAATATCACTCCAACGAGGACCATCAGGAAACTTAACTTCAAATGTCTTAGGGACTGAGCCTCTACTAACACTTCTAACTGTGCCGTCTCTTGCTTGTGTTTGTGCTATTACTTTTAAATTGTTTATTGACAACGACTCTGCGTTATCTATGATCCATTGGAACGACATCTATCTATCTCCTACTTGGTACTGCCTGCATACCCTTTTGGGCAACGGCTGCTATAAATCCTGGGTCTCTTGCAACTAATGCTCTAAAGCTCATTGCGTCTACTGCATTGATATTTAGCGTTACGTTTCCACCCATCCCACTCATCGGGGTTATGTTAGCTGGCCCGTTAATAATTTCAGGTCCACGCTCTCCTACAATTCCAAACTTGCCAGCTGGCAAGTGTCCACCGTCTGCAAAGAAGCCACCAAAGAACTTGCCGATGCCACTGGCTACTTTACCAAGTGTGTTAGTAATTCCACTAAAGAATCCACCACCACTTGAGCCACCGCCGCTTGAGCCACCACCAAATAAGCCACTAATGGCATTGCCAATTCCACCAAGTAGACTTCCGCCACCTGCGCCTGCGCCGCCACCACCACTAAACATGCCAGCACTACCATCTACTTCTCTAACAAACATTGGATTATTGGCACTTTGGCCACGTGTTGCGGCATTGCCACCACCCATTCCAAATATGTCACCTAGTCCACCTAGTAGTCCACCTAGTCCACCGCTTCCGCTCTTGCCTGGATCAAATATGCTAGCAAACACTTGTTGGATGTTACTTCTTAGCAATGTTTCAAGCATGTCAGCAACAAAGCTCTTCCATTCAAACTTACCAGTTTTGGCAAAGTTTACAATAAGGTCTTCAAGTCCTCGTGTTGACTTGGCAAATATTTCTTGTGCTCTTTGAGCTGCATCAGTTGCATTGTTCTTGTAGCTTTCAAACGCTTTCTTCCAACCATATGTAAAGCTACGCTGTTGATCATATGAGCGAGTGGTTAAGTCTACTTGACTCTTAATTGCACTACTAACAGAATTCTGTATTGACTCAATTTGTTTTTCAATCCGCATTTTGGATGCAGGGTCAGTAATTTCTAATAGAGCTGCTTTAAGCGTTTTAATTTCTGCATTAGCCATTGCACTAACGTCACGCTTGATCTCAGCAATTTGTCTTTCAAGCGGATCCATGTTTAGAGCTTTTAACTCAAACGCAAGGTCGCTTGTTCTCTCTTTCATTGACTGTGTAATTCTATTACTACTTTCAATCAACGAATTGGTACGTTGTTGTTGTTCAGTAATCTTCCTGTCAATTTCTAATTTCTCTTCACTAGCCAACTTAGCTGCGCGGATGCCTGCCGCTGCTTCTTGTATTAAGGGAAGCTGCATTTGGTATTCAGTTGTAACCAATGCCTGTGCTGCTCTTACTTTGGCAATTAGTTCAGCATTTTCTCTTGGCTTCTGATTAAGTTCTCTTAGTTTAATGTCAAGAGCTGCCAAGTCAGCTGTGTATTGTTGTGTAAATGCTCTTATTCTGTCTTGGTATTCAATTTCTTGACTTGTTAAATCTAGTTGTTGTCTTTGTATTTTAAGTTGTGCTAAACTTGCCGCTGCTTTATTTTCATATGCCTTAACAAGTTCATCAACTCTTGCTTTCTCTCCAGCTAGTGCATCAACTACTGCTCTGTTTGCCGTGGCTGGTCCTGTGTTTGGTCCTGGTGATCCTGGTCCTGCACCGCCCCGTCCTACTTCATTTGTTTTCTTGTCAATAAATCCAAAGAATTCTGCAACACTTCTTGTAGTGTCAGCAATCCATTGTTTAATGTCAATGTCAAAGATGCCCTTCACAGCGGCTGCTAATAATTCAAACCCAAGATACAATTGCCCAATAACTGGAATAAATCTAAGGAAACCTCTACCTAGGACTGCAAAGGTGTTTAATAGTCCCTTAATCTTGCCACCAGTACTAGCTGTTTCTTTTGCCACACCTCTAAAGAGATTAGGAAGTTCTCTAAGTTCTGTTTTAATTGATTTAAGGCCTGCTTTCGCACCAGCTACACTTGCAAATCTACTAAGTCCACCAAATAAAGCTACACTTCCACTGGTTGCTGCTGCTAATGCTCCAGTCATTGACATTAACCCAGCTGTAATTAGTTTAACGCCTTTGAATATTGCAAATGCTGAGGCCAAACTAACTAATACTTCAAGCCAACGCTTAACAGCATCTCTATTTTCTGTCATAGCAACCGCTAGCTTACTAAGAGGTTCAAGTGCTTCAAGGACAATAATTTGTAAGTCTGCAAACGCATTCTTAAACTGTTGACTTGCTTTACCAGCTTTGTCAATTGCCGCTGCACTTGCTCCAGCACTTGTTGTATACCTATCTAGGTCTCTTGCAACACCACTAAGGTCAACACCCTTAACACTTTCACCAAACAATCTCTGACTAACGGCTGTGGCTCTAGACTTGTCATCCATTTCGCCAAGGCCATTAATTACTTTGCGTAATAAGTCACCTTCGCTTAATGTTCCTAATTGTTCTAAACTTACGCCAGTTTCTCTAAGCGCACTTTGTAGTTCCTTTGATCCATTAGCTGCTTCACCTAGGTTCTTAACAAAGTCACCAATACCGTCTCTTGCTTTGTCAATAGTACCACCGTTTGCTGCAAGTGCTTGACTAAATCCTACAATGCCCTGTAGTGCAATGCCTGTGGCACTACTTAGGTCCCGCATACTATTGGCCATTTCAAAGGTTTGTTTAATAAACCCGCCAATGGCTATGCCAGCTATTGCACCTTTAAGTTTGCCAAACACTTCGCTTGTGCTGCCTACTTGTCTTTGAAGATTCTTTAACCCTTGAGTTGCATTTTTGGTATTGACGCCAACGCTATATTCTAAATCAGCCATGTTACTTCCTCATTATCCTTTTAGTTTCCTTCTTGAAGAATTCAAGAGTTGGCTCATACATGCCTTTAGGAGCTTGAGGACTGTGGCCTTGATCAAGTCTCTCAGCGTAAGGGTATCTTGCCATAATTGTATTGTTTTTTAAGGTAGTTTTGCGTTTGGCATTGCCTGTGCGCTTAGGAGTAATTTTCTTCCAAAACGCAAAGGTCTTCTTAGGAAGTTTGTTAAATTTAACTCGTAACTTTCCAGCACTTGCTGTAATAGTATTTTTTTTAAGTTTAACTGTCAACCTGTTTGCCCCCTTTAACACTGTCAATCATTGCTGTTAATTCTTCTGTACTGTATTTAGCTGCAACTGTACTTGCCCCTTCGCTCTCAGCTTTAGCCTTTTCCTGCAGATATGCTTCATAGCCGATGGCTACTTCACTACAGTATACATCTATAGTTGACCCTTTAGCCAGAAACTCTGAAGGCAAAACACCATAACGCTTGCTCACAAAGTCAATTGTGAGCCAAGTGTTAATTTCAGGTGTTAGTCTTGAATAGTCTGGCTCACGGAGTTTCCCAAGCTGGATACCGCCGCTTCAACAACTTTAAGCATTACGTTCATTGGAAGTGATGTAGTGCCTACTAGGATCTTATTGCCTTTGTCGTCAAGTACAAGGTCGCTTACAAGATTTGTAATGCCTGCAATGTCGTCTTCGCTTAGACTTGCCATGCGCATAAAGCTGTCCATGTCTTGTCTGTCATACATACAGAACTCAAGAGGTTCGCCAAACTCTTTAACAGTGTCTGCGTCTTCAATTTTAATTGTGATTAGTTGTGGCTCACAGGCCAATTGTGCTAGTTTCATCGTTTAATCCTTATTTCTTTCAATCATTTTATGTGCTA